AGGTTGAACTCCGTTGCCGTCAGCAGGTCACCAGTGTTCTTATTCTTGATGTTCAATGTCATAGTCTTGCGTATTTTGGTGATTTATCCCAACCGCATGATTGCAGGCTCTCCGTCAAGCTCCATGGGTAAGCAGTATGGGAAGCCTGTACCTTTGGCGAGGGCGAATGGGAATGTGTACGTGAAGCCCGTGTTTTCCGTCACGCCAGCCCAGTCGGTCGTCAGCAGGGCATTGAGCAGCACGGGCCACTCGTTCACCGATACTTTGTTGACTGTGCTCGACGGTCTGCGCATTCGTATGCGTGCTATGCCGCCTTGGCGCACCACGTTGCCGATGGATATGTTGATATTCTCTGCCATGTTTATCCGATTGATATAGATGGTTTATCGTCCTCTGATAGCGTGACTACGATGGTCTCCGTGAGCGTTTCTGTGTCGCTAAGTTGCCCGTAGCCAAAGAAAGTATCCGCGAACTTGTCGGCAGAGCCAACCCCGAAATGCTCTCCTCCTGTCACACCGGAACGGAAGATCGCGTCGTAGCGATTATGGCTGGCGCTTGGCGGCTCAAAGGAAATGGTCTTTTCGAGCCAGTCCATGCCTTCGCCACCTACCACGTACCATCCAAGATAAGGCACGGGTGTGTTGCTTCCCGTCTGCCACATCGTAATCACAGACACGAGTTCTACTTGTTGTCCTGGGAGCAGCGCAAGCCATCGTCCGCGTCGGCCGTTTAGGTACATGCAACCCTTGAACCAGTCAGCGGTGGCGAACTTACCATTGGCGTCACGCCCGTCAGGGGCTACCGTGGGGTATGATGCGGTGTAATTGCTCAGCGCCAGTGCCCGAGGGTCAGAGCAGACGTAGACGGCAGCGGCCTCTATGTTCCTTCGCAATGCTGCGTCGGTCCATCCATCGCTCTTGCTCCATTGGTTGTAGGCCAACGAGAAGCCGTTGCGGATCAGCACGTGTGTTCCTGAGCGGCGGTAGGCGGGGACTGTAACACCGCATCCGAGATCAGCAGCAGCGTACATAGGCAGCGTCACGAGGGCGGTAGATGCTGATGTGGGAGAACCGTCAGAGACCAACGACGGGTCGGATGTTTGGATCTGCACGCTCTTGATAGAGGTCATGTTGATTGGGACAAAAAGGGAGCCGCCAGCCGTCAAGAGGTTGTCGGGCTGCTTTTCGAGTTCTCCCACGTCGTTGGGCGACCATAGCGAGCCGTCCGTGCTTACGTAGCTCGTCGAGTTTGTGAGCGCTCCTTGTACGGTCAGGTCGCCCTTGACGGTCGTCTTCTTTGCGTCCAACGAAATGTGCTCATCCTCCACGGTCATGCCTGCCGTTTTCAGGCCGTCCTTCGTAACAGCGAGATTCACCTTGCCCCCGATCGTGCTGATTGATGCCTTGATAGATGCCTCGCTGGCCTCACGCACTTTGGCGAGCGAAGTGTAATAGTTGTAATAAAGCTCCGTGTACCCAGAGGCCGTCAGGCCGATGTCCTCCAAACTGGTGTCCTTGCCAATGTTCGCCTCACTCACGATGTCGGCCGTGGCCGTCATGAATGCGTTATAAGCTTTTGTGTAGAGGTTATAGGCCGTGCCATAGGTTGACTTCGGGTCAGTTGGGGCGCTGAACGAACTATGCTCGGCTTCCATGTTCTTGCGAGTGATGAGCAGCTGGGCTTTCTCCGTACCTGCGGTGATGATGCCGTCGTCAGCGATGCTCTGTGCCTTGGTGAGGGCTTTCAGCGTATCGTGGTCGGTATAGTCCTCCCACGAGTAGGCTGTCGTGCCGTCCTTTGTCGTGGCAACAAAGCGGTAGCAGTGGCCTCCGTCACTCTTGGCCGTGTCCGAGCGGTCGAAATAGAGATCATCGACGTGCGCGGCCTTTTGGTTGTCGGTGGCCCATTCCACGGCAGGCTCATTCTCCAACGTGGGCACGCCCTCGCCATACCAAATGTCGAAATGCGCGTCCGTGTCGTGTTGTAGGCTTTCAAGCCATTCGAGGAGGTCGCGGCCTTGCTCTCCCTCGCTCATAGCCACAAACGAGCCCTTGAAGACGTTTCCGTTGTAGGCCACGCGATTGAGGCGATTGTCCTCCGTGATGGCGAAGGAGTTGATGCCAACGTACTGCACCCAGCAAGGAGCTTCCACGCCTGTGTCGGGCGACTTGTAGGCCGCTATCATCTGTGCGGCCTGTCGCTTCTTGTCTGCGCCCCTGCTACCCAGTTGCGCCACAGCGTCGCCTATCTCAGCCTCTACGGTGCATCCGTCGGCTTTCTCTATCGTGCTGACTTCTATCCAGTGATACAGGTGATCAGCTCCGTCCTCCGTGATGGTCTCGGGTGTGTTGCCACTGGTGGCGGTGACCAATGCCCACCAATACTTGTTGCTTGCGCTAAACGTGGAGCCGACCTTGGCGCGGTTGAAATCCATGCTGATGGCTTGGTCGCCCACCTCCCATGTGTTCATCGATCCGTTGCCGTTGGCTTCGGCAAGCCAGTAGAGGCGCACCACGTCGCTGCCTACGGCCACTCGCTCCACGTTGAACGAGTTGGCGGCAGAGAAGATGTATGTGCCACCAGCCGCCTTAATCTTGTCTATCACAAGCTCGAAGAAATGTGCTGAGCCAGTGACGGTGAGGTCTTTCAATGACGTGTTGCCCTTAACATTAAGGTCGCCGCCTATGGTGGCGTCTTTGCTGGCACGAAGGTTTGCATCCGTTGATATATCGCCTATCGCATGCAGGTCGTTGTTGATATTAACCTCGCCATTACTATCAAGCCCTTGGGCAAACATGATGCGCCCTTTAGCTGTATCGGCATTCTTCTTTGATAAGAAGTACCTCGTGCCATATCTTGCAATGAGATTTGCTACTTGTGAGGCTGTATAACTGCCTCCATCATTCGAATCTCCGCCTGCTATAATTGATTGAACATCATCTTTTAGCTGAGTGATTGTGCCTTTGATAGATTGATTTCCCAAGGTTATCTCTTGTAGGTAATCAAAATCTATGTTTGTCGATAGCTTTAATACTCTTGTTTTAAGTATATATCCATTCCCATCATCATAGGTGACTCCTTGCCCTATCTGTAAACATGGATTATCATCTGCAAATACATGAGGATAAGATTTGATGGTATAGTTGTTAAGATCTGAACGCAGTCTTTTAATTTCTTTTAACGCTTCATCTAAAAGCCTCGTCTGTGCATCTTGTATATAGATGCTTTCAGCCATAGCGATATTATACAAGACCGTTATATTGCATTTCAATGATGGTAATGATTCGCCACGAGGAATTAGTTTTTCAGAAGCATTTGTCGGTATGAATATATCATTGTCTTGCTGATAGACTATCTCGTAGTCACCTGCAAGGATATGGAATTCATTTTCTTCTACATCATCAGAAGTTCGCAGTAAAAAATCATCCTTATGATATGTAAGTTCAAAACCGACATAGTCACCATTCGTTCCACGACCAGCAAGAGGTGTTGATAACGCCCCTGTATTAAAGTTCGCTTCAAACGAACAGCCGATACTTTTTCCATTTATCAGCAAACTATCAGTTATCTCAAAATCATACCAATAATGAGTAATCCCATCATCTATCGTCGTGTTAATGAGCTTTTTCCCTGTTATCTGATTTGTGACAGGATAAGCAAGACGCATATACCAAACTGTGAAAGTCTTATAAGACAATACCGTCCCGTCTGCTTTTTTAGCAAGCGGTATCTTGTCATTATTCTCATCTAACACATACTTTTCTCTACCGCGTACATTATACACATACGTATTGAGAGAAGGAAATATTTGTGAGAAGTCGAGGACTTTTGTAAATTGCTGTTCGTTTGTGCTTTTTCTCAGATCAACCGTAGAATACTCATCTATTGTATAAGGGTATGATATGCCGTCAATATCGACCACGCCCTTATTTGGAGCAAGTTGCAAACGAATATCTGATGCAGATATATTTTCCCCCTTGTTGTTAACTTGAGTAATGTTACGACTTCCTCCAAAAACAGCGAATGAATTATAGTAGTTCTCTTTAGAGTTGCTAATAGATGGTGGCCCGACATTCTTTCCCACTTTCAGGACTACATCACTCTCTTCAAATGCACCCTTTCCTAAATACACAACCTCGTTGTCATAATCGATATGCCAACTCACGTTATCATCAAGGGCATTGACGATTGTTGAAAGTGCAGATATGAAATCATTGTCGCTAAACGAAACATTGATCGTGTTTTTGTTCGTGACATCATATTGACACACCCATCCAGAATTCCCCAAATTTATCTCCTTGTTAAGGAAATCTGCGATGTGTTGCGCCATTACCTGCATAGTCCCAACGAATGACCACACATGTTGTTTTATCTCTTCATTCTGTGAATTTTTGGCGCGTAAATAGAACGGTACTTTTGAGAGTACCATTTTCGGATGTTGAAACTGTGGCGTGTATTTCCACGTCATTTCATCCGTTTGTGTAGGCTCGTATGCTTCCAAAAGCAAAAACTGTCTTGTAACAGTTCTCACTTTGTTGATTTTGTAATCATGATTGATATAAGCACCAACAGGCAACACAACTTTCTTATCCATAGTCCAAGAGAGGGAAATATAGTCTGATTTAGACATTTCTTCCTCTCTCTTGGCTGGACTTGTAATATCAGCTTGCAAAAGCACGCTTCCATCTATGTTGTGTATATCAATCATATTGTTTCCCTATCGTTCGGATTTGATTCTGTTAATTTGAGCGTAAATTTACCTCTTTTCAAGCCATAATCTCCGAATTGCGAACACTGCGAATAAACAAGTTTAAAAACGGTGTGAAGAACTGGCACTTTGAGGCAAAATTGTCCTGAGTATGCAATTTTGTCCAAGAAAGAACCGTATTTAATGAGATAGTCTTCTTGCGACGAACCTTCAAGAAAAAAAGATAAACTCACGTCTCGCTTATCTTTTTTTACATTTTTCGGATGTGCAATAATGCGTTCTCCGTCTTCCAAGCGACTACTGTTAGTGATAAAACTCTTAATAGGCGGTGGGGTTAGCAAAGCCTCACGCCAACCTCGAATAAGTGTTATGCCAAATGTATCGAGGTCAACATAAGAAGTATCAGCTTCACCAACTAACTTAATGTATGCGTCGTTTTTCATTTTCAATACCTTTCCTTCATTAGTTTGTACATATTGGATATATCCTCACGAATAAGGATAATTGGGGCTGTATTTTTGTTAATAGCTTGCAACTGTTCCAGTCCTTGGTATTGAATATCTCTCATTTCAGAGATATTGCCAGTTAATATTTCTGCCGTTGCTCGCAAAGATGATACATCCATGGCAATAGCATTTCTCGTATCGTTTCCCTGTTGTACGGCAATTTGCATCGCATAGCCAATCCCAATAAGACTACTCGCTTGATCCGCAGTGATAGCTTCAATGCCTTTGCCTGTTGCCGTTTGAAGGGATTGGGCCTCCTTATATCCTGTTATAGACGAAATATTATCTCTGATAGAAATTCCTTCATCAACGATGTCTTGGTATTCTCGTTTTAGGTTTTTCAGATCTTCATCAGAGAGTTGCCCATTCTTCATTTTATCAGCCCACTTCTCATAGAGGGGTTTTAATTTCTTATCCATCAAGTCGCCAACAGCAAAATTTAGCATTGCTTTGTTAAGCAACGTGGTAAAATCATTTGCAAAATCTTGTGCCGACTTACTCATATCCATCAGATTACTTATGAAGTTTTGCCTCATGGAATCGAAGCTCGTCTGCGTCAGATTTTGGTTAATCTTATCTGTCAACTCTTCGAGCTTTCCTGCTAAATCGGTATAGTTCTCCCAATACTCACTTTTGTCGTATTTGCCTTGATCCATCATATTCTTCCATACATCTTGATTGTATGTACGAATATCTTTCATCTGTTCAGGCGTTAGCTTATAGATGTCTTCCAACGAATGCACGCTATTGACAGACGCATTCGTATATCCTCCGTTTTTTGCTGCTTGTTGACTTAATGTTTTATTGATCGCTGCATAGTCGGCATCAGACAAGCCCCAGTAATATGCATTTGAGTGATGAGCGCCATGATAACCCATCTGTGTTTTCAGAATTTCCATGGTCTGCTGATTGATTCTCTCTTGTGCATCATAAGCCTTTTGATAATTGTCGACGGCGTTCATACCCGAGCTATTATCAATCGACTCTTTGAGTTGTTCAATGGAGTATTTCAAGCGTTCATTCGCTTCTGTAAGCTTTTCCGTAGTCTTTGCGACCTCGGCTGCGTTTCCGCCACCAATACCAAATATACGCCCAACCGATTGTATGGTTTTGATGCCATTCATTGCAGCGCCAATATAATTGCCTGTTGCAAAATCAGCAGCCGCTTGTGTTCCATTATTAAGCGCATCTATGCCGTTATTAACGGCCTTTCCAAGCGCACTGTCACCAAGTCCAATAGCGTCTAAAAGGCCTGGTAGGTCTTTTAGCTTTTGCTGGATCTTTGACAAAGAAACGGCAATGGTTTCGGCTAAATCATATATGTTTTGTTTAGCTTTATCGTCAGCTTGGCGTTTTTTTTCTGTCGCTTTCTGAACATCCTTTGTCGCTTTTCCTGCCTTTGCTTCTGAAATAGCAAGCTCATCAAACAGTTTTGATAACTCGCGAATACGTGCAGCATTTAATTTAACACTGTTATCATTAAGCATCTTATCTTTAGATGCTGGCGTAATATCTTTCAGGCTAACATTAACTCCTGCATCGCTGAGAATAGACTGAATTTGCATCTTCTTATCAGTCACATCAGTCTGAGCCGATGCGAGTTGTGTTTGTGCCTTATTCAATTCTTCTTGCGCTTCGGCAGCCTCTTCGAGAAGCCTTTTATGCTCACGTACTTTCTCGTTTGAGATACCCCAATAGTCTTTCTGCTTTGAGATCGCTTCATCAATCTTTGTGATTTGCTCTGACACCGCTTTCATGTCGTTAACATTGAGCGTTCCTGAACTAAGCAACTCTTTCAGCTTCTTTCGCAGTTGCTCTAAGTACGACGCACTGAGATTGCCCATGTCAGAAAAAATCGCTTCCCAATTGATAGAATCTTTGAAGTCGGAGAAATTCAAGTTCTTGATTTGCTCTTCCAATTCTTTCTTCAATTTAGCTGCATCGAAAAGATTTCCTTTGGCTATGGCTTCATCAATCTTCTCGTTGTATTCTTCGACAATTGCGAGGCGTTGTTCTTGCAAACCGCCATATTCTTTCAGATACTCGCGATACGATTGCAAGTTCTCTTGCAATGTTTCGTTATTCGTGTTGTCAATCGTTTTCTGTTCGATAATTTGATATTGCGCTTCTATCTTCTTAATCGGCTCTTGATCAAGATGCTTTTTCTCATCCCATCGATCAATTTTTTCGCCTTTTGCTTTGGCAACTGCTTGTTTTGCGTCAAACTCAGCCTTTTGGCGGTCGCGTTCAGCTTTGATAGCTGCTTCTTTTTCTTTTTCAATCTGTTCAATTTCTTTTTCCAGCTCACGATTACGCTCTGCTATCACTTTGGCTGAACCTTCCTTCATAGCTTTTATCTTAGCATCATAGACCTTTGATTCAAGCTCCTGTTCTGCCTTTGTTCGCTCATAAGCGTTTTTAAATGTCACTTCATCAAGTTTATCCTCTGCAGCATTTATTTGTTGCTCTTGTCGGGCCATTTTTTGAGCTGCACTTTGAGCACTCTTGGCAGACGATTTTTCTTTGCTTGCAAGGGAACGTTTCGCTGATGCTTCTTGTCTAGTAAGCATTCTTTGCTCGCTAACCATCTGTGTCTGCGTGCGAAGGACTTGTATTCTTAGTTCACGTTCCTTAGCAATATCTTCTAGTGATTTGGTATGTAGCTTTCCATTTTTCTCGTGCAATTCAACGAGTTGTTGCTGCTGTTTTATCTGAGTGTCATATTTTTGCTTAATAAGTGCCTTTGTCTCTTCAATGGCGGCAATCTTTTCTTTTCCTTGTAGTGTGTATATTTTATTTCTTGCTTCCGCAATCTTAATATCTAATTTCGCCTGTTTCTCCTTATTTTGAGAAATGGCTATTTCTGTATCTTTAATCTTCCCTGCGAGCGAAGCTGCTTGTGATGCATTAGTAAGCATATTGCCAAATGCGCTCCCTAACTTCTTCCCTAAATTATCATCAGTGAATGCATTATAGGCTAACTTTACTGCACCAACTACTCCAGAGACTTGCGTTTTGAAAACATCGATTATAGTTTCGCCAGCACCCTTTAAGCCTTCCCATGTCTTTTTAAGACCTGATGTAAAAGTGTCCCAATCCATATTGAGGACACCTTTGATAGTTGTCCCAAGGCCGCCGAGGAGGTTTACAACAGCCGTAATTGCAGTTTTGAATGTTTTGACAAAATTTCTGCCAAAATCACGTAATGGGCCGTTGGGTTTAGTGAAACTCTTGTATAGATACTCGCCAAAGATGATGATAATATCTGTGACAGATTTTGCAAGTGAGCCAAAATAAGCCATAAGCCTCGTGTAGACTTTTTGCCCTTCTGCAGATTTTGTCATCCATGTATGTACTGCCTTAAATGCAAGTGCAACAGCCGCTATCACTGCTCCGATAGGTGTAGCGCACATAGCCCACAAGGCTTTTGTAACAGCCTTGATGGCGGTCAAAGAGCCTGCAACAGGAATGCCAAGCCCCTTAAATGCTTCGCCGATAACGCCAATTTGTGCTTGTAGCTTGCCGTTGGCGGTCATTACATTGACAATACCGTCTTTAAAATCATTGAGCCCAACTTTCGCTTGGGTAAATTCCGCTCCAAATCGCTGAGCGAAGGAAGAATTGCCAACCTTTTCTTTCAACGCATCTAATGGCGAAAGAATGGAACTCTTTATCTTCTCTCCAAATTCAGAAACTTTTTGTCCTGCATCAGATAAACTATCCCTTAGCTTTCCGACAAATGTCTGCTCGTTCTTTTCACGCAACTGCCCTTGAAGGTCTTGTATCTGTTTTTTCGTCTCATCAATTTTTTGACCAAGGGTATCAAGATCTTGTTTTTGTTTTGCTGTAAGGTTGTCTTTATTTGCAAGTTTGTCGTACTGTGCTTCGTAGTCTGCGAGTCTTTGTTTAGCATCATTAATTGCGAAGGATATGTCAGCTATGTTTTGTGAATAATTCGCAAAACTCACATTTCCTGTTTCTTCGCCGCTCTGCTGAAACTCTTGCAATTTGCCCTTAGCTTCGCTGAGCTTTTCTTTCGTAGTTTCAATTTCTTGATTGAGCGTACGTAGGCCTTCTAACTTGTCGCTGCCAAATGTAAGGCCAGAATTAGCAAGCGCATCTGCTGGCACAACTGGTATCGAGAAACCGCCTCCGACAGAGAGAAGTTCTTGCTTGCGTTGCTGCAAATCTGAGATTTTCTTCTCTAATGCATCGATTTCGGAGGTCAGTTGCTCAAAGCTCTTAATCTCTTGCGAGCTCGCTTCTTGTGTTTTTTGCGAAGTGTTTGCTGCATTGTCTTGTGACTTGGCTAAGCGTTCATGGGCTTCGACAAATTTATCAAGCGCGGCTTGGCTTTCTTCAACAATTTTCTTTTGTGCCTCGAATTGTTGGTTTATGGATTGCGTTTCTGCTTGCCATTTTTCGACATCGGCACTGTTTGTAACATTCCCTTGACTATCGAATTGATAACCATTGCCAAAGGGGCGCGAGTTATGCTCTTCTCTCTGTTGAGCGAGTTCGTTAAGGGCTTTCCTTTGTTCTTCCAAAGAGGCCGTCTCTTGATCTATAATACGTTGATATTGCTCCTCAGATAGGCTGCCTTGTTGCATTCTGTCAATAAGTCGGCCATACATCTGCTCTTCGGCAGAAATGTTTTCTTGATGCTCCTGCCTTGCTTTGGTATTTTGCACAACCGCATCTGTTTCCTGACCAAGTTTAGTAGCATTATCAGCATGAGATACGCCCTCAGCCAGAGTGCTTGCTGCATTGGCAGTAGAGGCAACACTATTAGCAGTTTTTGCGACACTGTTAGCCTCAGATGCGGCCGCATCAATTGTATTAGCAGTAGATGATGCAACTGATATAGCTTCAAGAGCTTGATATGCTCCGCTGACTTGGGCAATAGAATTTCTTACCTCGTCGTATGAAGAAGCAAGAAACCTCGCATCTTCTTGGTTCATTTGTAAAACCTGCTTCTGTGCATCAATCTGCTTCGCTATCGCATTGAAAGCATTAGAGCCTCTTTCTGTTTGCGATAACTGCTCGTTGAGTCGTTCGATAGTCCCACGGATAGTTTCAACACGTTTGTTGGCCGTGTCGATCATTTCAGGTACTATCTTTATGCCATTTGTCGCTTCGTCCATGGCCTGTTTAAGCACGTTCATTGCTTGCGTCGTCTTAGTGGATAAATCACCATCCGACTTAGCAATATCATTGAGTGCATTGGTCATTCGCTGCGACAAAGCATCCGTATCAACGCCAACTTTATTGAGTTGATCACATAGCTTATCAAGTGTTGTCTGGATGTCAGATATATCTATCTGACCACTTATGCCAAGTATGTCTTCTGCTGCCATATTATTTTCTACATAAAGCTCATGAAGAAGTCGTTTGCATGCATCGAACCTTCAATTGGATGAAACTCCTTCTGTGGCTTGGTTGATATATTAGCTCTTTCCTGCTTCTCATCCTTATCATCCAAGTTAAATGATGGGATAGAGCGGTTCAAAAGCATGATGTTAAGGTATGAGCGCCTAAATACGACCTCCTCGTAACTCATACGAAAATATTTCATGACTCCTCCGATGATTGACCATGGGGAGTCGTTTGGGGCTCCGTCATGATCTTTGTCTTGGTCAGGAAAATTATAGAGGTCAAGAAAAAATTTGCGTTAAATGAGCTACTGATAAAGGTGATAAGCATATTGAATGCCGTTATATCGAGGTGGCGACGAATATAGCTGCCCCATAATTTACGAGCCCACTTCTTGCGGAAAGCACACACGATAAACACTTCGCACATCAAACGAGCGTCACCGCTACGTTCAATAAGGGTATGGATGATATTTATCTTTTCATCTTCTTTCCATGTTGCTTCCTTGATATCGTTAGCAAAAACACCCATTTCGTAAATCTGCATTAAGGTCAATGGTTTGACCCTGAATGTAAATTTGCCGACTTTGATTTTGAAGGCCGTTTCTTGGAGCGTCTTTGCAACTTTTTCTTTATCTGATGTCTTCATTGCTTAAAAATGTAAAGGCGGTGCGGCTTAGGCCTTTACCCTTACCTCACCGCCTTAGATTGTTACCTGAATCTATTGAGAATTGTTAAACCGAGCTCTTCTTCTGTTGGATAGTGGCCGTAAAGCCATTACGATGGCCACTGACCTTCTCGCCCTTGGCATCAAAGACAGCCATCTGTCGGCACTCAATGTTAAGGTTTGGAAGGCCTGACTTACCAATAGAGCCACTGCGCGTGACGGTTAGCTTCATCTTTGACCACTCAAAGGTACGCGAAGGAATATCGTCGAGGTCTTGTGTCTCGATCTTGATAGCCTTATAAACCTCCGTCTCTGTTGGCGATTCATTGATATATCCCTTTGTGTCGACGGCAGAATATCCGAGAAGGGCTTTAAAGTTATCCTCCGAGAGATCGTAGGTCTGCACAGTGAACCCCTTAGTAGCCGCCGAAGTGACCAATACAGCATACGGATCTTCTGAGTCCTCAATCTCTATGTCCTGCGTTTGAGCGGCCTGATCATTAAAAGTGAGCGAACCCGTAGGAATTGCCTTTAGGGTATTGGCATAGTCCGTAGGATAGCCACCATTTGCTACGCAATCAGCAAAAGAAAATTGCTTAATGCCATAAACACCGTTTTTTGCCATAGTTTTATGCTTTTAGATTATTGTATATTACGTTGAATTTTAAGTTGATATAATATGTATCATCATTATCCAATGTCGGGCGTGAGTCAGCGTAGAACTCAAAGATGCACTTTCCGAGATACTGACCGCCATCCACATCAAAAGGCGCAATGATAGCTTTCGCTATGTTTTGCAGCTTTCCAACATTCGGCATGTTAGTTGATGTCTTGGGGACATGAATATTCACATTTACAGTACCTTCTTCAATTACATCACGCCTGACGAATGGCAGATGATTGATAGCTATGTAACTTACATGCTCCATTTTCTCAGGGCGTTCATACTTGTATATTCGACCTTTATCAACTCCTAAGCTCTCTATCTTACGATTGAGATACTTATACATTTCAGTTACCGCTTCATCACCAAGTACCATATTTCTCACCCTCCATCTTTAATGAGTTCAAATGCCTCTTGTAACACCTTTTTCATTTCGTCTCTCAAGTAGTACCGTGTAAGGTACAGAACATTATATCCTTTATCTTCGACATACTTGCCGTAGTTCATACCTGCCACGATCACAAGCGAATAGCCTTTTGGAGCAACAACGCCATCTTGTTTTGCATAGGCTTCAAGCGCATTGTCTACGCCTTGTTGGCCTTCTTCTACTTCGTCTGGCTTAGGTATCTTGCCAGCTCTTGCAGTTATAAGCCTCCCATCAAAATAAAGAGCGAATGATATGGAGTTTTTTAGATTAGCTGTTCGGTCTTTGTAACCCTTTACGGCCATAGAATAAACAACGGCTTCTTCCGCAAGTTGCAACAGGCGCGTATCGAGAAAGTTCAGAATTTGCTTACGTTTCTCGTTCAGCTTCTTTTGCAAAGCTTCTCGCCCTTTAAGTTGTATCTGCGCATTTGCCATCGTCTAAAGCCATAATTTCAGGTAGCGTTTCTTGTAGGTGACGAACCCTTTTACTTCCATCTGCCTATCAATCGTGCTATCTTTCTTAGTTATCCAAACCTTATCACCTTCTTTTGGCAAGAGATAGTATTTCCTCTTAGAAAGAGGAGCTATCAACTCGTATGAGTAAACGTATTGCTTGCCATCAAACAAGGTGACTGAACGAGCGCTTGTGTTTGGCAGAATGATACATTTCCCGAAGTCAAGGAAACGCAAATCTTTCACCTCGATAGCATTCCCATTCTCGTCAAAGCCTTTTTGAATATCGTCATCTACATCATCAAAGTTAGGCGTGCCATCATCATTCATAGCGTAACACCTATCTCCAATCTGCAGATATCCGACATTGTAGACTTTTGCGCCCACCTTTAACGTATCTTCAAAGTTCATATATCAATCTTTTACCAAACCTTCGCGCTTGTCACCCAGTAATCATCAGAGTCATTATCGATAACAAGGCCAGCATCCAATCCAGCGTCTTTCGCAATAGATTTAATCATGCTATCGATCAAGTTCTTGTTGTCTTTGTACCCTTGGGAGATACCTCCGACATTTTCACTTGACAACACACGCATCTTGTATAGAATGCGCATGGCAGCATAAGCAACAGGCTTCTTCACACTTATAGAGTAATCGTCTTCGACAGATGCTGAGACGCTGAACCTTTCAGCTGCGTCTATAAACATCTTTTCTAACGTTTCATCAGATGTGGAGAAGGGCTGTATCTCGCTTGCTATGGCTTCCGAAATTGTCATGCTTACCTTGTTTTCGTAATTATCATATCAACCTTTACACTCTTGCGTTATTCGCCTACCTCCAAGATGAGATAATCGTCGATGCCATCGAAAACAGGCTGCATCCACATTTCGTTGGTGATATGGTAGCCTGTCTTGTCACGCCAGAATCCGACGAGGTTATCATCATAGGTTGAGTAAGATACGTTCGGGATTGGATCGACGGCTTCCAAGGGCTCGGCGCACTTAGGTACAGCTACCTTGTCAGCGCACATGGCTACCACTCGGTTGTCAGGCACGAGGTTGACAGTTGTGCCGTCTGGCAGGTCAACGAACCTATCCTCATCAATCTGAATGGTCGGCAAGAGGATGGAGCGCAGATAGATGTTCATCTGGTCGACAGAAATCATCGGCACGCTCGGGTTGACTTGCAATGTGCCAAGGTTAAGTTTAAACGTGTCCTTGACCTCCTTAGCCTGACACATTGCGTAGAATGTGTTTTCAGACATTCGGAGGCGTAGAATCTTGCGACCCTTCTTCTTGGCTTCGTCCTTAATGGCCTTGATATCCTTGAACGGAGTTGCGCTCTCCTGACCCCAATTGGTCGTTGATTTAATCTTCTTGACACCCAATTTGAAGGTGTAAGACACATTAGCCTTCGAGTTGTTGGTACGAGAAACGGTCTGCGTGCCCTTAAACAAGCCCTCAAAATAGAGCATATCAATACGCTTATGAGGCGATATAACGGCACGCTCAAACGGGCGGAAAGAGAATGTGATCAACTTGTCATACTCCGTATTGAGCGTTGCTTGCGTATAATTGCCACGGCCAGCGATGTCGTTGTACTTACCCTCAAGGTAGTGCAATTGATCGAGATAATCATTATCCAGCTCCCACTGATCGGCGATGCGGCCAATAGAGCCAATCATCTGTTGGAAGTCAGGCATGGTGTGCACAGGGCGCTCCGCATTCTTAGCGACCACCGAACCGACCATTGCAGAGGTATACTTGGCAATATTAGCCTGATAGACCTTAGCAGCGCAGTACTCAACGGGTTTCATTTCAGTCTTCCACTCCGCCTTATACGAAGCAGTCTTCATATACTCGTCGATATACGCCTGAAAGGACTTCGGGTCTTGTAAAGTCTTTAAAATACTATTCATAGTGCGTTATCCTGATTAAAGTTATTGAATTTTGAAAAGCGCAACACCGTTGGCGTTCAGGCCATTCTTGATGTCGGCATTGATGGGATAAGGAAGAGAATCCTCTTCTACCTCCATGACTTGCAAAGTAGGAGTAGCCGCAAGAGAAGCATCTGCCTCTCTAAGGTCAAGTGTGTCATAAGACAAGCCAAGAAGGATGTCTTTTGACTTATCATAGTCTGACACAACAGCATTCTCTGCTACATCGTTAGCGAGAGCACCAATAGTCAATGTATCGATGCCGCTTGCTGAGGAGACTGCCGTTATCTTTGAACCCGCGATAGTGTCGCCCACTTGGAAAAGCGATCCACTGGCAATTTTAAGGGTTGTAGCTTGCTTGACTGCTTTCTCAGTTACAGTCGCAGTCTTTACCGCTTGTGCCTTTCCACCTGAAACAAGACGCAAAACAACTCCCTTTGCTAACCATTTGAGCGAGGCAGGGAGGTTTGAACGATCAAGGTCATAACCACCCTGTCGACGCACGCACTGCTCTTCCCACCAAACAGCCTCCTTGATGTCAGTAGGCTTCGTTGTGTGTAAAAACATTCCTTTGTTTGACATGATTTTTTCGTTTAAAAGTTTGAAATCTTAGTCTGCTTAGTCTGCTTTTACGGTATGACGTTCGGCAAAACCTTGCATTCTTTTTAAGAAATCATTTTGCTCATCCTCTGGAGAACTCTGCATAGGTGCTTCGACATACTTTCCGCTTGTAACCATTGCTTGTTTAAGCTCGGTCCAATCATCAGAAATTTTCTGTGCGACTGCATCAAGGTTCTCTTCCTTGTCGAGCTGGTAGCGCGAACGGAACACTTCGGGGATGTCTTTCAGCTTATCGCTTCCTTGTAATATGGAAGCAAGGTGAGCTTTCTCTTCTTTCTCCTTATAAGGCGCGATAGCCAAGGCGACTGCTTCCGAGATTGCTTTCTGATTGTCTTTTGCTGCTTCAGCAATCATATTTTTCACTTGATCGGCTGTCAGCGCACCCGGTTGAGGAATGATAGGCGCAGGCGGTTCGGGCTCATTATTCTTAGCCTTAGGATCAATCCAACCCTCGTACTTCTTTCCAGTCTCGGAGACTGCTCGATTGAACATGGATTGCATTAAGCCAGCGATAGGCTCGAAAGCCGTGATGGCACCTGTAACATCTTCCTCTTTTGACTCATCTGTTAGGCCACGACTTGCAACAATCTGGTCTACCAACTTGGAAAGTTCGTCCTTCTTCAAACCGTACTTTGCAAATGACGTTTTGGCAGAAGCAAGCACTTTTTCTTTAATTGTCATAGTTGTTCTGTTTTTGTTACTAAATGATTATACGGCAAAGATAATTATACCTATTAATAATTTTAGAAGAATTTTCTTCGCTGTGTAAACAAAATAACCGTGGTTGGAGAAATTTGCTATTTTAGGCCGTGCTTCTTTTTTATTAGGTTAATCTTAGCTCTTAACTTATTGATGTCTCGTGCATTATGATTGCTTAGGCGAACCACATGGTAACCAAGTCGCCAAATGCCAGACGAGCGATTGTTATCCTTGCGTTTTTGGTCTTTTGTATAATGATAACCTCCATCAAGCTCTAAAATGGTTTTGATTTCAGGAAGATATATATCGGCAAAATATAATTTCCTCCCTGTCATAATTGGTTGCTGCCGCACAATACGATACCCAAGCAGCAAACAGTTCTGTGCAGCCGCTTTCTCGGCATCCGTTGTGTTTGATAAGAGCTTACAACGGATTTGTCTTATTAGAGCCTTATTCACTTTCAATGCTTTTCTGTTTATGTGAAATTTCGTAATAGCTTTAGAAGAAGTTGATAGGTTGAAGTCGTCTATCAATCCTTCTTCTAATCCTTCCTTGTTTTGATTTTGATTCAAGCGCCTATTCTAAAGTCTTCTGCTTTAATCATCGTCTGCCTTCTTTTCTCTTTGTTAATCAGAATAATGTTTGTTGCGCCATTTCCCAGCGGATGCGCTTGCAAGCCTTGTCGTAATACTCCTCGTTGAGCTCAAAGCCGATGAAGTTGCGCTTCTCTCGGATGGCCGCTATGGCGGTGGTGCCGCTGCCAATGAAAGGATCAAGTACCGTATCACCTTCGTTACTCCAACTGATTATATGATCACGGGCAAGACGAAACGGATATACGGCAGGATGTCCTGTTTTATTTTGGTCACGGCTGATTTTCCACACATTAAACCTTCTGCAACGTTCTTTCACGACCCGCTTCCTTCCTGTTTGTTTTCTATCCTCTGCGCAACTCCTTGTTTCGCACGTAGAAACCGAACCTATAGAAATGTTCTCATGGTCGGCAATAAGGTTCAAATGAGTAGGCTTGCTCCCTTTGCATAGAACAAACATGTACTCGAACACATCATAATACCGTCCTTCTGTTGGGGCTTGCGGTGATGGCTTTTCCCAAATCATCGTATCATAAAGATTAAGCCCACACTCTTTGAAATATAACGCTTGTCGAAAGGATGTACCAGACTCGCTGCCATTTTCGCATCCGTCGCTTACAATCCAAACACATACGCCGCCTTTTGCCAAAACACGCTTTATCTCTAAAGCGACATCTTTGAATTTTTCAAAACAAAGACTCCTTCCCACACCGCCGTATTTGCGTAGGTTGTCGTAAGGAGGGCTTGTCACAACTAAGTTCACGCTCCCGTCTGGAATATTCTTCATTCCCGACAAGCAATCCTCGTTGTATATCTTGTTTAGCTCTATCATGCTTTGTTACGTTTTAATCGGCACCTTCAACAATCGTAAACCCATGCCTCGCAGCCGTTGTGTCGCGTCGTGCCGAGCGTTTGGTCTCGCTGTCGTAGCAGACGATGCGAGGGTCGCCTAATGGGTCGGCAAAGTGGCTATACTTTCATTTCCGGACTAAATTTCACTATCTTGAGGATAATCTGTAGTTCGTGAACGTATTTTATTTTACACAAAAGGGCATATCCGTTCACGTTGAAGTGCTTTATGAACACTGGCCAATTGTATTTGTTTCTTTCTACTGCCAAATATCTGGCAAAATAGTTTTCTTTTCTGTCTTTGATTGGCCTTGTGAAGTACTTGCCCTCAACATCTTCCTTAAAGCCATTGTTGCGAAGGATTTCGGGCGTGATGGGTACGCCATCGATGTTGTTACACCATGTTCCCCATGGACCGTCGTCTTCGTCGTTGGCAGCCTTCAGAGTGACGGTTCCCTTCTTGTCATTATACTGTCGGTCGGGATGGATATCGGTAACGATGCACAATGTGCCTTTCGGAAAAATGCAGTCTTTGTTAGTCTGCACAATGTCGCCTATTCTAAGGTCTTCGGGGTTAATCATTGTTCTCTATATTTTCGTGATACATTACTACATTTCAGTCCTAAAAGAGCCCGTTGGCAAATCACGCCGCAGCCTTCAATGACAGCCAAGCATGAATCACATTCCATACAGGTCGTAGAACACACAGCAGGGCAGCCTTTTCTGTAGCCGCAGGACGTTCCTTTTTTCATATAAAGGTTTTTGCCCTTCACAAAGGAATGGATTGCTTTTGCAAAACGCTCCAGCTCTCCATTCATCCTTTCCAGTTTGTCGCAATGGTCGCGCATCTTGAGCATATTGCCGAGCATCTGCTTTTCAGGGTCGTCCTTGCGCTTCTCCATTCCTCGCAACTGATGTGCCACGTTGTTGTATTCGTCCACGAGTTGATGCACACGCTGCTCCAACTCCATATTCTCTGCCTTCAGGTCGGCGATGATGTAGGCAAGCGCCTCCATGCGGTTGTTGTCTTCTGTTTTCATTGTTTCTATGTTTTGTTTAATTTTCTTTTCAAATCTATATACTATATGGAGTGTTGTCTGTCATACTCAATCATGCTTTCCTGCCGATACCACCTTCAACGCTTCGAGCAAGGTTTTCTCGCTGATGCCGTTGCCTGATGCCTGGCCGCTCTCATTGAGCTCATCGAGCGTGCGAAGGATTGTCCCGTTCTCTCTTAGCATATCCTCGTGACAAGCGTTGACAGCACGAATGACATCCGTGCGCAAAGACTCGATAGCGTCCTTGAGCGTGGCTTCATGCTCCTTCTTGATTCCTTCGGCTATGACCTGAGAAGGGAGAGGAAAATCGAAATGGCAGACTCCCTGTCTCCCATCAACAAGTTGGTTATTGGCTTGCACACTACGTAATTGTTGACATCCGTCGTCGAACTTTACGAGATAAATGCCATCACCATTCGGATAATGGTCAACGAAACAATGATCGCTCGTAGGATTATGTCTCGATTCTTCAATCACACCGACAATCGGTATTCTCACTTCTTGTTGCTCCATAATAATTTATGTTAAGTTAATCTTCTTGAATATCCAGCTTCTCCTTCCATTCGGGGTCATGGATAGAGCCATCTACGGTACATGCGTAAGTGCGCAATATATATCCCAAAGTTTTTATACTATCAATTTTTGAAAGTTCTTCCTTTTCTTTTAAGGAAAAGTGTATAGGATTGTGCCATAATAAAAAGCATCCAGAGTCGGACCATACGACAAGACATGGGTATGAACCAACGCGGAGCATATCACCCTCGTAAATCTCCTTGCCATTCTTGTCGGTTAGTCCCGTGAACTGGCATACGGTATCAGGGGCAACCAATACCGCTTCATTACGATTAAGCATAGAATCTTTCTGTCTGTCCTTAATGATGTAGGTATTATCACACTCCTTATAGTAATAGCCTTCAATCCACTCACTACTATCAACACTCTTACCTTTGAATTTGATGGTTCTCATAATATCTACTTTTTATGTTTCTTTTTACGCTTCTTCGGTGGGGTGTAGTTAGAGCCATGACCCTCGGCCTCGTACACGTAGCCGCAGGGCGCAATGTAACGTTTCCCCACCTTCTCTCCGTTCTCCAGCTTGCAACGCATGTACCATTGTGGCGTTGCCGTCTTGCAACAATCGCAACCCATAGTTATTAAAATTATTGGTTAAGCTAATGTGAAAGAATTGTCAGGTTTTCAACTGCTCGTCCGACAATGACTCCGAGCTATACAGCGACAGGTCATTATGCCAGTGGTCTTCGTCGCCTATGTTGATGTAAGGGTTCTCGGGTATCTCGCAAGTTTTCACACTTACCACCCACTCGCTCGGTATGTACGAGGCGAAAAACTCCATCTTCCTCTTAGAGGAGCCTTGTTGGTATATGGGGCAATACTTGCCGCCGAACATATAGCACAATGACCTATGGATCTTCCCGTCCAACGCCTTGAATGTGACCTTATGGCGGTTGCCACGGTGTAGTACTGCCATGACGCGGAGAAAATCCTTCCATCCCACATCCCTGTGCAGCTCGCCTCTGATATTGTTGAAATAGCACTCCCAGAGGTTACGACGCATGAAATACCAGAGAAAGTCCATATCGTCGTCGCTCATCTGTGGAATGCTCTTCCACACAATATCCTGCCAGACGTATTGACGGAGGTGTGAGCCCCTTGCGAATCCCTCGATAGCATAGAGGAATTCATGGCGGTCAAGACAGATGGTAATCATGAATCACCTCCTTTCTGTCTGTATCATGGGAGCAACGAACGATTTGTGCTTCGGTGTTGTTTTTTATCTGATAGGGGCATCTATTACATTCAAGCGCTCCTACTTTGTTTATCGCATGCGTGTATCGCCCATATTCACCGAATGGACAATCTGTGACATACTCGGTATGCCCATAAATAAACTCGCGAATATCGTATGATACCGCCGTTCGTCTTCTGTTCTTTTTCCTTTTGTTTTGTTCCATTTTTGGGAATCTTAGTTTTTTATAATCTATATATACCAAGCTTTATGCGAGGCCGATGGGCACAAGCTGGCTTCAGCCAGCGTATGATGTATAGATGTTTTATCTATTACAGTATATGTGTTAGCTTTGACTAAATAAGCATAGTTTTTGGTTGTGAAAGTAAATCCAGGTACAGGATAAAAATTCACCCCTTTTAAGAATTTCTTCTTAAAATGGTTCTCGCAAGCTATGAATTTGCGAACGATCGCAAACTTAACATAATCAAAAGCTGATTTAATGCACACACCGAGCTTGATTGCTATTTTTTGATACGACAGTCCCAATTCAGTATATTTCTCACCCTTTCCGTACTTCCTTATAATTCGCTTGGCACACTTGATTGTTTTCAAATCATGCGAGCTTTGCATGAGCAGAAATGCACGGTGGATAAAATCTTTCCTTCTTTGAAGGATGCATATCAAAATAGCATAGAGGGATTTTTCTACATCTGCTAAGTTTTTATATGATACATTTTCTAATCGTTGGTTTCGATCTTTGTGTTTAGACATAATTGACATGAAAACGAGTGTTCCGCTTTCTATCTTCACAAGTCCGCGTTCCTTTAGTGTTTGCAAGCGTGATCGTATAGCAGACGAACTCGCGCCTGTTATAGAGCGGAGCTTATTCACAGAATATCTATTGCATGTATTATTGTTTGCTTTGGCGTGATAAAGTAAGACCAACGCGATGGCTTTCAGGAATTTTTTGTCCCTGAACATCTGATTAGCCATGCTGTGTCTCATGTTTTTGATCATCGTTCATATATAAAATGAGGCCAAGCGAGAGCGAAATCTAGAAAAACTCCCTACCTGACCTCTATATATAATTCTCACGCTTGAGCATATCTTCTTATCACCTTCTAGATTTCGATCGCAAAATTAAAAAGAATAATTGAAATACTGTATTAACAAACCTTAAAAACTAATAATGGACTAATAATAAATATTAATTCTGTATTAGTGAATTTGCTTAGATAAATTCATATTATTAATTTTGCGACATAAATATTAATGACGACATGGAAAATCCTAATAATTGGTCTCTTGAAGAGATAAAAGAAACAGCCTTTGTGATAGGCTCAGCGAGCGTCGCACTTGCTTTATTGTTTGTAACAACGTGGCTTGCCTACATCTTTGGCTAATTAATAATCATATAATACATTACAATTATGAATGCAATGACAATGAATTTGATGGGAAGCGCCCCTGTGGTACAGGCTCCTGTCACAGTTGAAGAGAACAAATTGATGAGCGACAACTCTAACAAGTTCCTCGATTTTGAGACTTCGAAGGTTCAGATTCTCACACTCGAACAGCTCGAGCGCACAGAGAAGGAGAATGATGTCAACGGACAGCCATTGAAAGGCATCTACCACTTCGATCTCATCCGTCAGATACAAGATAAGTGTCTGCGCTATGGCTACCAGCCTGAGATCTACGACTTGTTTGCTGCTAACAACAAAGATCGCAACACACCAGGCGTAACAAGACTCCCCGAGAAGGAGGCGTTGATTGGCGACAGAGCCGTAGAGGCGCATATCTTGCGCCGAGTGTTTTGCAACATCCGTTTGCGTGACCTTGATTCGGGTTCAGGCAATGATGCAATAACAACAAATATGTCAGTGTCGTTCCATCAGAAGGGCATTCAACTTGGCATCGGCCGGAACGTGGTTATCTGCCACAATCAGTGCATGCTCAATGCCGAGAATTATGCCGCCACGTATTCGGATATCAATAGCGGTCGGCGATCATATCAGCTCAACGAGCTATTAGGCAAGGCCGATTCATGGCTTGCCAACTTGCGTGATATTGTAGCATCTGACGACGAAACTATTGAGCGCATGAAGCAGCGCAAGATTATCGCACAAGAAATGTTTACCATCATCGGAATGCTTACCGCTTTGCGAGTGGCCTCCGAGACGAAACACAAGTCTTTTCGGAACATTCAGGTTGTTCCGCTCAACCAAGGACAGATAAGTAAGCTCACCGAGAGGATGATGCTCACCTACGCCAAGAAGAACGAGGTGACTGCTTGGGACTTGTATAACGCTGCAACAGATATGTACAAATCTACGCAGCTCGATCAGCCAATGATACTCTCGCAAAACCTTGCAATGAGTAATTTCATACAGCAACAGATATTGTAATTGTATTCTAATTGTATAGGCCACTCAAAACGTCGTGAGACGTTGGCCTTTTATTTGAGGTTTTCTTTTTCTTAAAATGTTGGTAGATTTAAGTTTAATCATGTTATCGCTATGAGCCGTGAGGCTGCGAGCGATACTCACGGATCAGGTGATAGCGCGTTAATCGGATAGGCGCGAATAGTATTGGTTCATTAAGCGGTTCGACTCCGCTCTCCTGAACAGATAGGCGGCAAAGCACTCGCGGAATATCGGCAAGCGGTGTCTGTTAGTGCCCCGCCCTTCTAAATGGCCTCTATAGTGTGTTAATCGGATAGGCACAGCGTCAGCAAAACGCCTCGTAGGTGAGCATTACGTGGGTTCGACTCCTACGATAAAGCCCTTGTTTATAACAATTTTTTATTATGACAAATTTCAACGCGAAAATCAATTTGATGAAGCTCAAAAGAGCTGGAGTCATGCAAATTCAGGGACGTGGCGAAGTACTGCGTTGCTTCGTAGTCCCTATTGAAGAGAATCATCTGTTTGTCAGCACTGAAGATGTGACTAACAGAGCCAAAGCCGTTTATCTTGACCTCTCTGCTTGGGAATTGCAAAATCCAAAGTATGAAGAGACGCACATGATTAAGCAGTCTTTGCCAAAAGATGTGCGTGAGCAGATGTCGGACGAAGAACGTAGAGCTATGCCTATTCTTGGTGGCTTAAAGCCTATGAATAATGATGCTCTTAACGCTGCCGCTTCGTGCGATGCGCCATTTGCACAAGTGAGCGACCTCAACGACCTTCCATTTTAACTAAGTACTGTTAAGTATGAGATCAAGAATAGGTATGTTTTTTGAAGTCGGCATCAGGCTTGAGAAAACAATGGAGGATGGATCATCTAAAAAGGTGACTGAGAAGTATGCGGTTGATGCGATGTCATTCACAGAAGCGGAAAGCATTGTTACGAAAAAATTATCAGATAACATATCTGGTGATTTTGAGATTAAATCCGAGGCGCAAGCTGCTTATCGTGAAATCTCCTTTTCAGGAAAAGAAGGCGAGAGTAAATGGTACAAAGCTAAGGTTCGATTTATTACGCTTGACGAAAAGACAGAAAAAGAGAAGCGAACAGTTGTAACCTATCTCGTGCAAGGATCTTCTATGCGCTCGGCTTTGACTAACATAGAACAAATGTTTGGGACAGTAATGTTTGGTCATGAGGTCATAGCTTTGCAAGAAACCAAGATCATTGAAGTGTTCTCCCATGATGTCTCCCCTGATGTTGAAATATTAGACCCGGAATGGGAAGGGGAGTCAAACAATAAAGAAGAGTAAATTATGGCAAGACCCAGAAAGAACGCAGCAGAGCGGCCATTAAGCATGCAAGCTAATGATCTGCTTACAGAGAATGAGAACTCGCAAGAGAGCGCAAAGAATAGCGGTCAAGACGAACTTCCGTTTGACCTTGAAAGCTACGGCGTGATGCCTACACGACTTGATAGCTCATCGTTCCTTGTCTGCGCCAGTGCTGACATCGAAGCAAGGCATGGCGTAATGGAGTTGCTTACAGGTATCATCTTGAAAGATGGCTATCATGCACTTGTTATGCCAACAATTGATAACACAATACATGGCTTGCCTACTGAAACAGATTATCGCTTATCTCATTCTCGGCTGATTCCTATCCACACGATGGATAAAGTTAAAGTGTTGCTATCCATAGACGACGAAACCAAAATTCAAGAACAGACGAGTTTCGGATCTCGTTCGCGCAACATTATTATCCCCAAGGGAACGCCTTTGGCAAAATTAGTAGTTTTTAAACTTTAATACATTTCATCCGTAGCCAAGGAGGCGATGCTTTGCTTTCTTGGCTACTAATATGCGTAGTATGATAAAACAATCAATAGAAGAGCTTAATGGTCAATACAAGCAATTACGGAACAATGGACTTGTTTCTTGCATATCTCTTGCTACACCCGTTGGTTTTTACGACATCAAGAACAAAGCTGTCATAGGCAAGATACTCGACTTGCTTATCCACGAATCGCAGAAACAAATAGAAAGCGAGGTGAATAAATGATGAAAAGGATGATAAAGCCCACGAGGGCACGTAGGGTAGTGGTTTTGAAGTTTAACAAAGAAGGATCGCAGCCAGAGGCTTTCCGAACCTGCCCCGAGATATATCTGCGGTATAGCAAAAAAACACTGGGCATCTGCTTAAATGCACTTTGGAACGCTATGGCCAAAGACGGTCATTACCAAAATAAAAAATGCACTATACGTTACGAAAATATCTCAAATCTTAAATGCAAGACGTGGGTATGAAGTACGATGAGTTACTAAAATTGCAAGCTAAAACCAGCCACCAACGTCGACCACCACGGCATATAGAATCTCAGATTCAGCGTCAAATGGTACAATGGTTTCGCTTGCAATATCCACAATATATCATCGCGGCCATACCAAACGGGGGCTATCGTAATTCGTTGGAAGCTAAAATCATGAAAGCCGAAGGTGTATTGGCAGGATTTTCTGATCTCATTATCGTAGCCCATAGAAAGGTCTTGTTTGTTGAGGTGAAGACAAAGCAAGGTTGCCAAAGTAAATTACAAGAAAAGTTTCAAGCTGACGTCGAACGGCTCGGGCATCAATATTCACTTTGTCGCTCATTGCCTGATTTCTGTCTTACTGTGAACAACTGGTTAAAAACAGCGCAATACTAATAAAATACGCATAGAAACTATTAATAAATATTAAAAACTAATAGAAACTATGTGTTATAGTTGTTTGTTCGAATATAAACTATTAATTTTGCGACATATTTAATAACAAGAATACAATTAAACATCAACGAACATGGAAACATTAACATCTAAATCATTAGACCAGCAGTTCGAGGACATTACGAACGAGGCCGAGGCTAAGTTTAAGTCTATTTTGAAAGCTGCTCCAGCTTGGGGCATGAAGAGTATATTCTTTGGGTGCGCACATGTTATCTTGACGCTTTCTTTGTCTGAATCGCCTAAATGGTGCGACTCAATAGAATTGGTTTACTACGCGAAGACAAGATGGGATCATGAGAAGATCACTACAAACATTGCTTCCTCTGGTGATTTCGATATTCTTAACACGGACGAGAAGGCGAAGTATTACATGGCTATTGGCGAGCTCCTTTCTAACAAGAAGATGCTTTCTGAACTCAAAGATAACATGAAACTCTACAACGAGAAGTTAAACGCATTGGATTAACTATCAAAAGTATTCAATCATGACAAAAGAACAGGAGATTAAGCATTTGATGGCTCTAAGAGGTGAGAAGAAGGGCGATACTTACTTCAATGATTTTTTCAGTCAAGATGATATCGATCAGATGATTGAGAATATCCGCAACGACTTTGCAATAGAAAGATGTTGCTCATTCAACACTAAGGCCGATATGCTTGAAAAGAAGTTGCATGAGGAGCAACAGGCACACGATCAGGATATGCTTGATTTCGTTGAGGATTTGCTTGTGACAGAAGCAAAGGGTGGCAATTCTCTCCGAGTTGCAAGGGAAAAAATTGGAATGGCTAACACCATCAAGATTAAGCGCAGAAACAAGATTGCGCTCAGCGAAGAGGAGATTGATTATCTCGTCAGCATGTTGTAAAAATTCTGCCGTTGGGGAAAGAAACCATATCGGAGCAACACCGACAACGGCCCAAAAGGCATCATTAGCCTCAGGCAGTCTTATAGATTTATGGTTAGAAGTTCCCTTTGAGCCGTTTCCTGCCTCACAAACAAAGAAAGGACTGAAAGCGAGAAATCGAGAGGTGTACTCCAAACGCAGCGAGAGAGGCGCTTTATCCTTCCGACAAATCTTGGTAAAGTCGTAAAATTACAAGACGTGAGAATACACGGCAAACCCGAGTGACATTCGGTTCATGTCACGTTGGAACAAACGTTAAGTACAAGACGACACCTTCATACAGTCCGTTGGGCGAAAACGTTAAGCGCATACTTTATTAATTTGACATGCTTGAACATGGAAATCAAAGTAAAAGTACAACAGAACGATTATGTGCGACCAACGGAGATTCGCACAGAGGTAGTGCAAGCATTATGTGATGCGTTTCTTACTAAAAGTTGCTGGAATGTGTTTCATCCGTACAGCGGTTCACATAATGGATGCCGACCGGCTAACAGATACATCAGCTTGATGTCTCCGAGTTTTAGTAACCGCCACGATACCAAAGGTTGTGTTAGAATACATGGCTGCGAAATGTCGGCAGCATTCGACGCATTGCGTCAGGCTGGCTATCACATGTACCGCGTTCACGAATATGGCGATTGGATGGGCTATATTTGTTACAAGAAACCCTTCTACGAAGGAGGTATTGAAGTTCATACATTCAGTGATTTTATTGACTAAAACAAATACATTATGACAAGTTTAGAAATGATTCAGTACAGACGCACAGATGATATGGAAAGCCTGTATCTGATGCTGGACAATGAGAAGGCCATATACAACCTATGGCACGACACGGCTGAGCGTTTGGCAAGACGTTTGCTTTCAGGCAAAGATGTCAACTATGACGAGCTGGCCGATGAGTATGGCAAGAAGATCGCTTTATCGCTCGACAGGCTCTGCGTCCGCTACCACAAGATTTGCGGCGAGTGGTTACAACTCACAGAAGAACAGAACATAATTGTCGCTTGGCAGTGGTTCTACAACGACATTATTTAGACGGCACTTTTCTACAAACAAGAATTGAAGAAGGAGGCAGTATATACTCATTAGTTGGAGTCGATGGTAACGCTTATGCCATCATGGGATATGTAGTCCGTATCATGAAGGAGTGCGGAAAGACAACAGATGAGGTAAGCGAGTATATGAAGCAAGCCAAATCATCTGACTATCATCATCTTGTAATCGTATCAGCAGATATGTGTGATGAGCTTAATAAAATCGCACAGAACACTAATCATTAAGAATCATATTCGCTATGAAATACAAAGTTCATATAGAAGAAACATTGGCAAAAGATGTTGTCATTGAAGCCGCATCTTATAAAGATGCTCAGAATATAGCGCATGCTATGTTAGATAATGAAGAGATCGTCTTGACTGCTGATGATTATACAGGTGAAAGATTTGTGGAGGTATTGTGATGGACGAAAAGTATTACACCTTCCAAGCAACAAGCGAAATGCCTTACGCCGCCAAGTTAGCTAATGGGTACGAGCTTGAAAGCAACGACCGTTCTATGCGTATAGTCATACAAAAGCGGACGTACTTTGATGTTGACCAAAATATTCAGCTCGACAGAGCAGAGGCCAATTATCTCGTGAAGGTAGACAAAGGCTGGCAGCGAGCTGATGGCAGTTTCTACGCAAACTCTATGAAAGAAATCATAGAGCGCTTGAGTAAGAATGAGAGATTTACCAAAGCTCTCGGAGATTTGCAAAATCAAACAGTATCTAAAAATGAATAACATTATTTCTCTTTCCATTGAGAAACGTTACTTAGAGATTGAGGTGGCAGGGGTTTATTCCCAAATCGCTGCCCCTCGTTCTATGAACACCAAAGAGGTGCAACAAGCACTCGATTACACATATTCTATGTTGTGTCAGACGTGTTACATGGAATATGTTATCGCCGACAATTTTTTGATTCTTGCTGCCGATATATTGAAAAAGAAAGGCGTGTTACGTTTTGCGGTGAAACATAATTTTGTTGAGTTGCAAAAAGCCGTCCGTGGTACTATGCGCATCTATGAGGCGCACATGAATGAGGAGTACTACAACGAGTATTCAAGTGTGTTGTACGATAAAGTAACCGATTTGATCGAGAAACTACGCAAGGTTATTGAAAGCAAGTTGCGCAACCTCCAGTGCAAGCGGAATCCTTACATCTGCTCCTATATCATCATGATTCAGAACCTTGTGCAACAGGTTAACGACACCTACGGCCATGTGCTTAGCGCCATTAATCGCAAGTTCAACATTCAGCTCGAAGATAGTTATCGGCGGTTTCGTGCCGATAAGGCATTCAAGGCAGCAGATAACCTTCTCAATGCTTATATGCAAGACGAAGCCGACAAGTTTACCGATAACATCGTAAACAACAAAGAAATCATTGCTATATGGTCCGAAATCATGAAACGGCTATATGACATGAAGAATGTAACGGATGCGCGTATAGAAGCTTACCACAACTTGCCCAAAGAGGATAAGGCCAGATACAACTTCCATGAAGAAGATGGCTACTGTGAGGCCAAAAAGTAATCAAAGTACTTTGAAGTACCTGATTGTACCTGAAACACATCAAACGTACACAATTATGGCATATATACATTTACAAGGAATTGGCGAGAAACCTGCTGTTCAGGCAGGAACACTAAAAATAGGAGACGTTCTCATTTGGAATTATGGCTACACGTCAACCATAACAGGCATCGTAAAGGAGACGGCCAAAACAATTGTTTTCCAAACCAAAAGCGATGAAACAGGCCGCTTGTATGAGCAAAGATTTACGAAGAGTAGGCTTGTGGCAAAGAAACAGGAGCGGTAATAGCGCTTAGTATTTCTCTGGTTTTCTATTACTTTTAATAATAGATAGCTTTAATTACATAATAATGTTTATTACTTTCAAAAAAAATCCACGAAAATATTTTGCTCATCACAAAAGTCTATTTAAATTTGCGGTGTTCAAAAAATCTTAGCTGGTTGAGATTAGAAGCTCTTCCAGCAACAGGAGGGCATCTTTAGTGCTCGTCTTTATTAGAAATACGATATAGGCGTATTGCCCCTTGCATATACTATAATGGTGTGTGCATCCCATTCAGCTAAGAGGGATTGAACAAAGGGTAGCAGTACGCCCTTTATGTGTCTGCTTATTTAACGTTCAAAAATCTTAGCAAAATGAACGAGATTAAAATTATCAACAAGTCAATCTTCCTTGATAAGGAGATTGATGTTTGGGGCTCAATAGAGCACCCTTTGTTTCGGGCGAAAGATGTTGTAGATTGGCTGAAACTAAAGAATGTAGCAATGGTTATTGATCGCGTTGATGAAGAAGAACGGTCTAAGTTTAACTTAGGTCGAAATGGTGGTGACACTTGGTTTTTAACTGAGGATGGTCTGTATGAGGTGCTTATGCAGTCACGCAAACCTGCGGCCAAGCAGTTCAAGAAGGGCGTGAAGCAGATTCTTCATGAGATCCGCACGAAGGGCGGCTACATCGCATCTTCGGTCAACGATACTCCCGAGGCCATCATGGCACGTGCTTTGAAGATCGCGGATGAGACATTGAAGCGGAACGAGCAACGGGTTCGTGAGCTTGAAGCTCAGACCGAGCAGCAGGCACAGACAATAGGCATTCAGCAGAAGGAATTGACTGTTGCCGCGCCAAAGGTAAAGTATTACGATGATACACTTGCATCAACGGATTGCCTTACCACCACACAGGTCGCTGACGACCTTGGCATCAGCGCAAGAGCACTCAACCGGCAACTCGCCAACGCTGGCATTCAATACTTTCAATCTGGTTCTTGGCACCTGAAAGGCATCTTCCGCGGCTGGAAGCTTGCAAGCACCCGCACATACACCTTTTTCAAGGCTAATGGCCAACCAAGCACTAATGTGACCCTTGTGTGGAATCAACGTGTCAAGCGTTTTATTCTTGCCTTATTCAACAACAACTTTAACATGAAGGCAGCCATTGCCGAGATAAATGGCGATCAGGCTGCCCAAAGCGCAAACAATCAGTCTAACCATTAATCGACAAGGAGAAAGTAATCATGGAGAACAAAGATAATCAAACTCAGTATTCAGTAAGCGGCAAGACCGCGCGGTGTATCTCCCTCTTGAAGGAGGTCGTTTCTGTCCAGGAGAAGGCTCTCATGTATTTTGCAAGCGAGCATATCGAGAACTCAAAGGAGGCCGAAATCTTCGCCGAGAGCATGGGTAACGCCATCAAGGCGTTCGGTGACATCTTGGGCAACAAGGTCTACCAAAACGTGGTTGAAGGCTGCGAGGCGATATAGTGACCGCTTTGGCCTTTCAGTATAGCAATAAAGAGTGGGGTGATTATGCCTCACTCTTTATCTTTTCTAAATATCCTTTTTGTGTGCGCGAAGCAATCTACTTTTTTCGAAGTATATTAAGTAGCTTATCTTTGATTATTATAGGGACTTTGTTTTTATCAGAATCAAAATCGAGTATATATTTTTGAGGATAGCTTATACAATGTAGAAAAACCTTCTCTTTTCCATCGATTTTATTAGCCTTGACCACAAAGGTGTCATTCCTGAAAAAATAGGAGTTATCATCATTGAAAGCAAAATAACCTCTTATCTTCTTTTTTATAGCTTCTTTTTCAATAGGCGTTTGCTCATATCCTTTTTCGGTGAGCACATAAAGAAGATTCTCATAACTTTGTCTTTTCGAGTCCACATATTGATAATCTTGGCCGACGGCAATAAAATTACCTGTTAGTTCGCCGAGATATTCATCTACATAATTATATCCTACAAGGCTATATACATTAGCTAATACAATCGTATCTTTATCCATTTCATCAATAGAATGAGTAGAGACATATTGTTCAATTGTCTGTTTAGTCATATCTGGCACGGGTGAAAAGCTTGTTATCTTTTGTTGGGCGTTAGCTGCTATACAAAAGAAAAGTTCACTCAATACACACATCTTCCTTATCTGTTTCATATTTATATTAATCTTTATAGATTGCAATATACCTACCATAAATGCGTTCTGCCGCGTTCTTTTCTCCTCTTTGCATATATACCAAGGCGAGGCGAAGATAACCGCGCTGATGCAATTTGCCAAGCCATAGCAATCGCTCATAGCATTGGATCACCCTGCTCATTACTCCAAGCTTCGAGTATTGGCTTGCAAGCTCGTAGAGTTCCTTTGGTGTGCATTGATAAATCTGTTTCATGTTAGTTGCCTTTTTGCAAAGGTAATACAAACCAATTATATACTATTACATTTTATATAATTTAATATATTCTTTAATAAGTATTAAAAACTAATAGAAACTATGCGTTACAGTTGTTTGTATGAATATAAATTATTAATTTTGCGATTGTTAAATAAAAAGAATACAATTATGAAGACAAAAGTAGCTAACATTACAGTAACGGTCAAGACCTATTTCAAGGATGGCCATTATCGCAACAACACAGTTGAATTGACTATCCCTGAAGAGGCAGCAAAGATGATCAGCGACGCATGGTCAACTTTAACCAAGGAGTCAAGTTTCCTCGCCAAGAACCAATCAGCAGACTGCTTTGTAGAAGTAGATGGAGAGGTTGCCGCAGGGATTTCGCAGATGCCCACAAGGCACACTGTTGATGAGATCTGGGAGATCGAGGGGAAAAACGACGAAGAGGAAGACGACGAAGAGGAAGACGACGAAGAGGCGTAAGGTGGATGGTAACAACGGAGCGGAGCAATCCGCTCCACTAATATAGGAGATATAATCATGGAGACAATTAACACATTTATCCCATCTGAGTCAGTTGCGACATTCAAGAAGTTCGCTGACAAGACCCAAAAGAATGTTGAAGGTTTTTCTTACTCAATAGGTGAGCCTTTCCAAAAACTTTTCTACCATCCGGTCATTAAAGAGGATGGTACACGCGGATATCGCACAAAGGCCTTTCACGAGGTTTGCGACCTTACGATTAATATGCCTGACGAGAGTGATTGGCGATTAATTGCGACCTACAAAGATTACGCATTTACTCCTGCCGATCCAACAAAGGAAGTTGTCTTCAAGAACCCGAAGCACGGAGTAGATTACAACAAGTGCGACTACTGCGGCCACTGGTGCAAGAACTCTTACGTAATTGAGAATGTAAAGACAGGCGAGGAGTTGCAAGTTGGTTGCGAATGTATAAAGAAATTCGGCCTGAAGAGTTTTGCTTTCTTGTCTGATTTCACACGAAAGCTCTATGAAATTTATGATTACAGAATCAACTATGCTACCGATGATGAGTTTGGCGATATACAGACATGGGGCGGCGCAAAGGATTCAAGCTATAAGAATGCTATCGTTAAAGCCGAGCTTATCATGGCAGCGAAAGCTCAGTATGATATTTGCCCTATCTACAAGAAGGGAACGAAGCAGGGCTTCACCTATTTCCGCTCTGAAACTCTCAACGGCATCGATACTATCCTTGCAAGCGGAAAGATAGTTATTGACGAGGCATACGTAAAGGCCGTGTGCGAGTTTGGCGAGAAGATTAAGCCTACGACAGATTTTGAGAATGGGATGCTTGCCGTAGCTTGGAACTTCTACTGCTATCAGGATCAAGATATATATGCTTTCTTTCTTGTCAAGGGTTACGAGGATAGCCTAAAGCCCAAAGTCACAATACGAAGAGGCGATCAGGTAATGGTCAGCGGTAAGGTCGTTCAACAGCGTTACGAAGAGTCTTATTTCGGTCCTATGGAAATCAATACCATCCTTACGGATAATGGCGCAACCTGCGAGCGCTGCGGAAAGATACCTGTGACAGAAGACGGTTGCATCAAGCGCACTACATTCTACGCTCTGGTGAAGGGAGTGTTCAATGGTAAGATAAGCTTGGATAGAGCAACGAAGCATCCAAAGAAAGGTATCGAAGTAATTGCGATCTGATCATGAAACAGAGAAAGAAGACAAATGACATCTAATCTAAATCGACAAAATATGAAAGAAAAAACAGTCACATTAGACGTATTCGATTTTGCGTCAACCATGGCCGCTACGGCGCTTTTATCTCCCAAAGAGCAAGTAGCTGTTGAAATCGCTATCAAGAGCCTTGTGAAAGACAAGGAAATGTTCATCGACATCATGGAGACCAAGCGCCACATGTTGTCTCAGATAATTAATCATCTTGAGGGCATTTGAAGTTTTACAAGAGGTGCACCGCTCAAATATGTTCCAAGGATCTACCTATCTTGACGCACCAAAGACATATGGTTTACAACTTGTCGTACTGAAAGGAAAGTTAAAACGCCGTCATTGGTATTTTTGCACCTTCCGAAAAAGCATGTTTCGTAGTGAGCCTGATATCGTGCTTATCCTTGGCGAGAATGGCGAAAAGCAGTATCTTTTTGAAGTTGAAAGATAAACTAACAACATCTTAAACTTTAAGAACAATGAAAGACTTTGGAATTTACACAGATTGCTATAATTCGATCATAGCAGACTTAGATAGCGGAAAATTCCTGCCTAACCCGAAAGCTATACGAAAGCAGATCTCGGACGCCAAGAAAGCTATCAAGGCCTTGACTGAGGGTTCAGCGTTTTGCCGGGATCTCCAGATGTTAGAGAAGACAGAACGGAGAATCCAACAGGAAAAAGATAAGTTGCGTGCGATGAACGCTGTCTACGAATATATCAAAAAGAAGTATAACTTATAACACATAGAAAATGGGAAAGATTATCACAGGTTACAAGGGATTTGATCGGGACTGGAAATGCCGTGACTTTCAGTACGAGGTCGGCAAGACGTATGAGATTGAAGGCGAGCCGGAGCTCTGCGAGCGTGGCTTCCACTTCTGCACCTCGCCTTTGGCGGTGTTCGATTACTACGCCCCGACTAATCGTTTCGCCATCGTGGAGGCCGACGAAAATGATGTTATCTACGACCCTGGTGCTAACTCTTACAAGGCCGTTGCAAGACGGATAACAATCGTCAAAGAGATAACGTTGGACGAAATCATTAGCCTTCAAATGGACTTTTCTTCGAAGATGAAGCGGTCAGGAGAAGGAAGAAAAATTAGCAGCCTTGGATGTGAGAATTTACAATGGGAAGGGCATTCGTCGACGAATATGGGAGATTCCTCCATCGTAGGCGTTGTTGAATGCTCTGACTATTCCGTGTCAGTCTATGGAAATTATACAGCGTCGGTAGCGACAGACTCTATTCGATCCGTTGAGTCGTGTGATGGTACGAACACGTTGGCAGCGACAACGGGACGCTGCTCCGTTGCAATAACGGAGGGCGTGTGCTCGGCAGCCGTGGCGACACAATACTCTTCGGTGGCGATTGCGGAAGGGGCTGAGGCGGTAGCGGTGGCGACTGACGACGAGTCGATCGCTGTTGTGGATAACATTGCGACTGCCGTATGTACGGGGGGCTGCTCGGTGGCAATATCGAAGGAACGCAACTCGCTTGCCGTTGCGGCAGGTTGTGGCTCCTCAGCCTCGGGCGTTCTCGGCAGTTGGCTCGTGCTCGTAGATCGGAAATATACGCGGATTTTTGATGTTCGCGTCGTCAGGGTGGACGGCAAGATCATCAAAAAGGGTGTACGATATAAGTTAGAGAACGGCAAAATAAAAGAGGCATGAAAGCAAAAGTTTAGAGAATACATTAAGCAAAAAGGGTGTCCCTGAGAACCGGCAAGATAACGCACCAGACCTATACGACATCATCCTAGATGCTCGATCTTATCCGATGTTACAAGTGGAAGGGATAGCCGTAGTTTATGTAATACGTTTGATGTATGACGTGTATCACCTTGCCCTTAAGGAATTTGTATAGATGCAAAGAAAGATCGTGTTAGACGCGAAGGAAACCGCATTTAACAATATTCTGGCAATGGTTTGTGTTGAGAGTTTTATACTAAACGCAAAATTGAGCAAAAATATTAGTGGCGTTCCTAAAAAATGATTACTTTTGCCTTTAACAATTGATAAACTACATTCATGACAACAAAAGCAAAAGACTTGATTCCGTTCTGCCGCTATTATAAAGGCGAAACAGAGAAACCGAAAGAGATAAATGTGTTATTTTGGGAGTACGAAAAGAAGTGGGTAAAGCTATCAGAAAACCCAAAAGAAGATAGTGAAAGCTTTAATATGGTTAGAAATTGGCTTGATGATTATATGCGTGCTGGCCTCAGTTTGTTTAAAAACGATGACGGTGTCCCTATTACATTGAAAGCCCTCTTATTCAATCGTTATACACACTGGATGCAAACTAATGATGGCTTCAAAGAGTGGTACACAAATCAATACAAACAAGAAAAGGAGTGAGAAATCACTTCCTTTTCTTTCATAACAATGGATGCTTATCATATCCAATAACCTCCATATCTATATATACTTTTCCGTATGGTGTCACTTCAACTTTGGTTATTCTAAACCTAGTTCCAAGCTGTAGGATAGTCTCGTTTTCTGAATAGAATTGAGAATGGGGAGAAGCATAAAACGCTTTTGTTCCTCTCGGACAATAGATATTGAATATCGTACCATTAAATCCTGTACCTTTTGCTGTTCCGCAAGAGCAAAAACTCCAATCGGTAACCTCTTTCCCAACAAACTTTTGTAAGTCTGACTTTGATAAACCTTTCACACCAAAGAAGCCTTCAACTCCTTCCCAACTTTCGTTACCGCGTTGTAGCCACATGTCTTTTTGGGTTATACTCTTTTCAAGTGCAGAATAAAGTGCTTTTATATGATCTTCGCCATATTCCCTATCTAAAGGTACATTCCCAACTCCTTTATAATGAGACCATCCCCAGTTACCATCATATCCACGCAAAGGTCTATTCATGTGGCCACTACCTCCAGTGTATGCCTTGCAACCAACATGTTCTTCTTGTGTCATGATATTATTCCAGAAAGCATTACTCTCGGCATCAAATAAGTTATGGCTCTCGGTTGGCGATTTACACCAAATAGCAGCATCCTTTCTTTTTTGTGAGTAGGCATTTGCATCGAAAGGAATAGAACTATTGTTTTTTATACCTCTCTTGGCTTTGAGATTTATCAATTGCTGCTTCTTCGCTTCGGCATCAGATAGAAGTTGCTTCGCAAGGTTTTTATCTTGTGCTATGATAGCATTTTTTAGATCGAAGATAATCTTGTGATAAGCCTTGCTCTGGGTGTTGTATGTCTTGACATCATTCCATGCGATAGCAATATTAGACCAATCTATTGCATCGTTAACTGTTGCAAGTTTCTTAAGATAAGCAGCCTGTGATACCTGCCAAGTGGAGTATTTTTGCTGCACACCATGCAAATTACCTCCTAAGAAGTCGTATGCTTCGAATTTCAACTTAGCCGCTTGCTTCTCCAACGTGAGGCCTTGCCACTGTGCGAGCTTGCTTTCAACAGCGTCATACACATCATGTAACTGCTTAGATGTGAACTGATGATGCCATTTGTTTACGTCAGGTATCAAGACAGAAAGCATTTCTTCATCAATACGTATATCATGAATCTGCTTTGCTAACAACTTGGCCTGTTCCCTTGCTTTCGCATAATCCGCAACATCAAGTGCTGCTTGTACGGCTGAAGCATCAGCTTCGCCATATTTAGCAGCCGTCTTTATCATGTTTGTTGCTACCTTGCGGTCAAGCCAGCTCATCTTCGTTTGATAACCCTGTTTGAAGCGATCAAAAATGCTCATGATCTCATCAGAGTTCTTCTTTTCTTTGATAGCCTGACGGATCGCATAATACCTATCGTATAAATCTGCACTTTTGATGTCTCCGACATACTTGCCGCCAGTCACCTTGTCGACAAGTGAGTTGTAGTAATCACGGCGGTGCTTATCCCATTTGCTCTGTATTTTGCTTTTCTGCTCTTCGGTTCGTTGTTCGTGCCTGAGCTTTGCTTTGGCGAGTATAGCTTCACGTGGAGAAATGGATGATATTCCCATGCGCTTAAGCTCATCGGCGTTCATCAGCCCTGCCCAGTATTTCGTATTGTTACGCAGATGCCATGCCAATTTTCCACGCTCGCCAGCTTTCACAATAGCGGCAGCATTTTCTTGTATATACTGTTTGTAAGCATCTGGCACATCGGTCACAGCAAATGGCGACACATAGTTGGTCATATCCTCTCCTGCCATCAAGCGCTTGTAGAACTGTTTTTTTTCTTCGCCATCAATCATGATAGGGTAGGAGGAACACATGCATTGTGGATGCCAACCTTCCCAATCAAAATCCTTGGGGTATCGCCCTTCTAAGTCGTCACAAATATCTTCATGAGGATGCTGCGGAGACGTATGGATATATTGTCCGATAACGAAAGGCTCTTTGCCCCACCTATCATTTCGCGCCTTATGATATGCGGCATTAATTTCTGTCCTTGCGACTCTGAGGGCGTTTTTCCTTGCCGAGCGATAAACGCCCATTCCCACTTTCTCTAATGGCTCTTCAACGAAGCGCACCTTGCCATCAATGATTCTACGCCTGCGCCAGGTGACGACATCTTTCTTCTGCCCGTTCTTTTGTACCTTAATGGTATGATAACGGCGATACATCATATCAGGGTTGTTAAGGTATCGACGCAAGGCTTTCCCTAACTCTTCGGCTGACGTTCCTTGTTTTAGGCCATCTGCGATTACATTGCTCATCGCCATTTCAAACTCGCCTTTAGTCTGTGAGCAGTAATTCCACACTGTCTGAGCAAGATTAAGACCAAGTTTTGCTTTTAATCGGTTGGAAATAAATGTTTCTGCGGCGGTTATTCTTGCTTGCCTTAATGCTTTATCAGATAGGATAGAAAACGCCCCAAGATCGGCGTTGTCGTGGTTGTACGCCAATGCTACGCCATCTGTGATGCCACTCTTGTAACACAAGATGCTGTTTTGGTAATAATCGTTGAAAATATCATCGAGCCGAGCTTTGAACTGCGGAAAGTTGTCAAAGTTGAAAAGTGCATCACTTTCGAGCACATCTTCTCCATAGCCAAGAGAAGTGAGCTTCTTGACATAATCGCTGTATAATCTGCCCAACCGCTTATTGTAGACGGCAAATAGCAAGTTTAGCTGCTCCTTTTCCTTTTTAGACGTTAAAGCCATTACTTCGATTTCCTGGTCGATTTAAAGAATTTTTCATTTGAGACCATTAGTATCTTAACAGGTACGGTATTCTTGCCATTAATCTTTGCAGCCGCAGCTCTGTGATTTCCGTCGACCAAGATAACCTTATTTGTGCCAGAAATACCAAAGCCCACTATGCCGTCGTAATTCTCTTTCGACATATATTTTGCGACCTGTTCTTTATTGAGATAGTTCTGAACAGAAATTAGTTTATCCACATCCGCATTGACAGTATAACCGTTTTTTTGGATTGCACTAACAACTTTGTCGTGGTTTATGTCATATAAATCTTTTGAGTTTGTTATTTGCTTTTCTATTTTAAGAAAATCGGTTTGCTCTGTAATATTCTTTAATTTAATAAAGACCTTTTCATTAGAAAAACCATCTGCATACAAGCTGTCTATCTTCTTAATCTGGTTACTTAGTGACCCTTTTGATGGGTACTTTGTTCTTGTGCCTCCGCTGTTTTTTGCCATAACTATTCCTCCTCCTCTTCGCTTGATGCGGATTGACTACCTGATGCACTGCTGCCGAGTCCTGAAAGTGCTGCCGCTTGCGCAAGACTTTCTTGTTGCTCCTCTTTCATTTCTTCCTCGATCTTATCTGGGTCGTCGTTGAGAGGATTTAGTTCAATGGCTCGACGATTTGACGTTGATTGCTTGCCGCCATTCGAAGAAGTGATGAGTTGCAAGAGCTCCACATCATTCTTGGGCAAGTATGGCTTAAAGACAGGTTCGAAATCAATGTTCCTTGCTACATCTTCGCTGATACCTTTAACATAAGCTCCAGCATGACAAATAGCGTTTGCCACAATATTGCTACGGCGTGTGAACATTTCACCGAACATTTCTGTCTTTGCATCGGCTTTCATGTACGGGGCGGTGAACATCAGACGAATAGCTGCACCCGAGGTATTGCTACCTAACGTCTTCATGTTCTCAAAGCTGATGTCAGCCGTTGAGGTGAATGAATATATGATATTGAACAGATAAGCAATCTCTCCCTTAACGCTCTCAGGCGATCTGTCCCATGAAAGCACACGCATGTCGGCCTGATCTCCTCCTAGGAAAACTGTGCCTTGCTCGCCTTTCTCGGCGAATCCTTCAAGGCGGCCCTTGACAAAGTATTTAGGCGTACCGAAGTAGTCGTTCGTGTCGCCCCAGTTGGATATACAGGTCTCAACGCGCTCAATGGCCCATTGCACATCTTCCCATTCGGCCTGATCCTGCCTATAATAAACGATAGGCACTTTTGTAAAACCATGAAGGCCTGATGCTCTCAGCTTCCATCCGCTACCCTTATCATTGGCATACTGATAACACATCGTATTTGTGTATACGTCAAAATGCAACTCTGATGTTCCGAGCTCATCGTAAGTGTAATATTCGCGTGCGAAGCCGTCCATGACATGATAATCGTCGAAATGTGGGTATAGCTTATCGCCTCGCGAAGGGGAAAGCAGCATCACTTTTATATCGCCTCTTAGCTTGCCCTCAGCATCCGAGGGCTGATACCATAGCTCAGCAGCTTCACATTCGCTCATCACTGTGCGTGCAAGGCGTTTGTCGAAGTAGCGCATTTTATTATCATGGTAGCAGTGGTTGATAGCGTCAAAGAGTTGCTGTTGCTTACTATCCAGTTTCTTCACATCAACGCCATGCGATGTAGCTTTATAGATGACAGCATTCATCATCAAAAAGCCAACGACGAGATTCACGATGGATTTTTGCATAGGGATTGCGATACGCACAACCTCTACCGTTTTATTCTTGTAGAGCGGTTTGCCTGTAATCGGATCATTCTGACCTGTTGGTACTTTAATCTTTTTCTTAGGACGGAATTTCTCGTTGAATATTTTATGTAAAGATGGCTCCCATTGTTCATGCAATGTTTGCAAGGGTGAGCGAAACCCTTGTTTTTTCGCTGTCAATAAGCGATGCACATCATCCGCGTTAACGCTCAATACTATTTCTTCTATTGCTCTCATATCAAAAGTGTTTAGCACAAAAGTAGCTGAATGCTAACGCAATATAAGATTTCATGGCGTTTACGTGTAAACAAATTGCTAATCTTAAAAAAAATATTAAAACAACCTCTTGATCTAAATATTTTTTTTGAAAAACGCTTGCATATTTCAAAAAATACCATTAATTTTGCGATTGTTAAATAAAAAGAATACAATTATGAAGACTTTTAATATTACATTCGAAAGACAGCTTTTTCCTTGGAGCGAGGCTTACACTACTTCTCGCACGGCATCTGCTAAGGACTTGTTTGATGCAATGGATATGGCAGAAGATATTGCCGAGCGCAACACTCGCATTTTCAAGACTCAGGGAAACCGAGAGAGCTTTGTTGGCAAGATGACAATCTTGTCAGTGACCGAGATAAATAACAAATAACCATTAACAACAACGAATTATGAAGAAAGTAGAAATGACAGATTTTATCAATGGCGTGGCAACATTTAACGCTGATCCTTATTGCGTAGAGGATGAAGTTATGGCACAGGAGCTATTCGATGAGACACAAGGAGAGTTGGAGGAGATCACAGATGTTGATGATTACGAGGATGCGGTGCAGAAGCTGGATCTTGAAGGTCACACGCCTAAACACATCAATGCTGAGTTTATCGTTAACGGAAGCGAGTCCATCGCCGACTACATCATCCGGACTGCCGAGAACGGAACAGGCTACGAGGAATTTTTCGACGACGACGAGCTTGATGAGACAGGTGAGCCGTCACAGGTGCGGATTGACGTCCTGAAGGCCTACCTGAATCAGAATTACAACTATTTGCCCAACTTTCGTGATGGTAAGCGTAGGATCGTGCTTTGCAATATCATCGACTTTGACGAGTTCCAGGCAGAGTTTAACAGGCAGAAGGCAGAAAAGGAGCTGCCAATGCTACTGAATGATGCTGAGTGTGTGTTCGAGGATGGCAACTGCCTTATGTGGATTGACGACGACAACAACGTTGTCAACGCCGCCAAGAATTTCCTTCAGAGCAATAGAGTGAAGTTTATTGTCAAGAAGTCATAGACATTGTATGGTAAAGGCAATAGAGCATCGCGGTGGCGCGAGAAAAGGCGCTGGCCGCAAAAAACTTGGCAAGGCGACGTTATATGCCGCCATCCCGCATGATGCCTTGAACGAACTAAAAAAGCGCGCTAAAAGCGAAAATATGCTTGTTGGCGATTGGCTTGTAAAGCATCTTGGCTTATGAATATAGGCAAGGCCGGTTGAATACTTGCCTTGCTTTTATTTTGTGCGGCCTATATGCCAATGGTCGCACTCGTGACAGAAATACGCTACATACCCATCAAGCCTTTTCCGTTCAATGTACGCCACCGCTTCGACCGCACTATCAAACGGCTGCTTGGCAATCCCTTTCTTGTTATAATGCGACCGTTTGCGCTTTTCTCTTGGTCGCTTGTCATATATCCTCACCATAATCATTATATTAGATTTAAGATTTCACCAGCACTCATTCCACTTCCATAATCGCCTAATACCTTAGACATTACGACGTATCGAATAGCATCAATCCCGTGGTTATACATATCTATTGGCACATTTAGCCATTTGCCTTCCTTGTCTTGTCGCCACGTGTAATTATTGAACTCACGTCGTATGTTTGTTGATCGCTTGGTGATATGTATCTTATATTCGAGCATCTTCATGATACCTGCCTCGATAGAACCATTGAACTTCTTTACAGCCTTGATGTCGATGTTTGCATTATAAATCTCGTCTATCAAGCGTGGGTCGGCACACTCGGATATAATCTCAGTATTCCTTTTATCTTCTTTGAGCACACGAATGATGTCTGATGAGAGCATGTGCGTTTGATAACAAACTTCATCAATATAGATATTGTCTCCCCAAATATACACATCAACAATAGCGGTGGGGTCGTGCGCATATCCAAAGTCCATCCCTCGATAATGATGCCTATTAGCTTCAACGGGGATGTAATCATCTATGACAACGTTAGTGAAGATAAGCCCCTCCACCATCGAACGCAACCCAAGGCCATAGATGCGCCATAGGCTCGGGTTTTTCCATTTTAAGCTCTCAATTTCTGCAATAACTTTGGGTTCAAGGAATGGGTTATCCTTGTAAGTCGAAATGAACCAATACGTGGATTTCTCCTCGTTCACTTGATTTATCCAATGGTCTTCTGAGAAAGATGGGTTGTAGTCAAGGATAGAAAACTCCGATGTTCGCATCTGGAGCTGTTGCCATTCAAGAAAAGAAAGCTCATTCGCCTCATTGACAAACAATGTCTTACGTTTTGAACCACGCATCTTTTGTTCATCATCGGTTGAGAAAAATTCTATCCATGAGCCGTTTGGGAAGGTGTAGACAAACTCTGTCTTATTCATAGACCTATCATCCCACCAACCAAACGATAGCATGATATCTTTGAAGTCACGGTAAACAGAGCGTTTGATAGCAGGCATACCACCACGCACGATAGAAACGGTCTCGCCAGCAACGGAATGGCAAAGCAAGCAAAGAAACTGCACGACAGAATACGTCTTGGTCGATCGTGAGCTTCCTTGCAAAGAGACCGTTGTGAAGCCAGCCTCTTTAGCGGCTTTGACCTTCAAATAGTTCTTCCCTAAGAAGACGTGTGGCATGTATGTTTTTCCTTTCTTGTATGATTACTCCGCTGTCTTGTCAGGTTCTGCATCCTTGCGCTCTTTTTCCTTTTGTATTTCCGCAAGGACTTTGTTATATTCGTCCGTATTCGTGACCACATGCACTTGTAATGGATCTTGCTTAATCTGCTCGCCTTTGCTTGTAAGGTCAATGCGCTGTATTTTGCCGTATGCTCTGTCAACGACACGCTCGAGTATATCCATGCCTTTCTTGTCAAGTATACCCTTCGCAACAATACGCTGCATCATAGGACGTGTCTTGTCAGCAAGAACGGCTTTAAGCTCATCCTCGGGCAATGTTGCTATATATAGAAAAGACTCGGCTATGGTCTGTGCTGTTGGCACTTCGTAACCTTTTTCCTTCATTTCTGCAATGAACGTTGTCATTGTCTTGGGTTTAGGCGGTCGCCCTTTAGGATTGGTAATCTCGCCCTTTTTAAACTTGCCTTTTTCGAGATTGGCAAGTTGTTTCTTGCGCTTGCTTTCATTTTTTGATAGTGCCATATTATTTTCCTTCCTCCTTATATTTTCCTTTCATTATGTGTTTACCGCACATTTAAGCACGTTTATCGCTGTTTAAAGCCGATTTACGGCACATTTCGAGAATTTGCATATACTCCATCAGCTCACCACGACAAAGTATATTAGCACAAAGGCTAACAAAAGCGGTTGCTTTGTCGCTCTCGTTTATGCGCTTTATTTCACTTGCGCTCAATGTTAGCAAACACTCCATTACCGCCACTTTGTCCTTTGCAGGCAGCGATAATGAAATGTTTATGTTGAGCGCACGCTCAATGGTTGTTCTGATGGGTAAGGGTCTACTCATAATTATTTGTTTTTATTCATGCTTTTTGTTTTGCTGTTTGATTTATTATTATTATATTTGCAATGATTTATCTGTTGGGGTAACCTGATATGCGGGAGCTCCATTTCGGCAATAATATTGCGGATGAATCCAAGTTAGGGAGGCATATCCTCCGCTAACCATTTAATCTTGCCTCTTTTTCTTTTCTAATGTCATGCCTATGAACATGGCCATTAGAACCTACAACTATAATCCAATCAATTTTTTCTAAAGCTTTTTTTGGTGATTTTTGTATGAATCCATTTTCTCCATAAATTTGATTTTTTACATAGTTCTTATCAGCCAAAGGATTGTTCTGATATAAAACAACAGCTTTCACATTCTGAGTGCTTGCCTTTTCCAACTGCCTTTTGATGGTGTATTTGCCTGCTTCATTGATGGTCTTTATATCCATGGGAATGTTGTAAATACGTCCATCATTATGAGGTTCAAACTCTATTGTGGCACGTTCACTGTCAAGATACACTTTGTAGCCTTTGTTAGCGAGAAACAATGTAGCTTCTTTTTCTTTGTCAATCTCAGGATCTTTGACTTCATTATGCTCTTTGTTTGTTGCAACAAATCCGCCTGTCGGGTCGAAGTAGGAGCGCGAAACGTCATAAAATCCAGAGAGCATAAGACCATCAAATTCTTTTCTTCTTGTTGTTAAGGCCTTGGTATTATTTCTATAATTTCTCGTACCTCCACTGCTTTTTGCCATTATTAACCTTTGTATTTAAAAGAAACAGTCATTCGATTGAATGATGTTGATTTCTTGTTTTTGGAATTTTGTATTTTGCCTGTTTTACTGCCCTTTCCTGTTCTCGACAATTTTCTTGTTACTATCCACTTAGGAGATTTGCTTCTTGAATGTATAAATGCAGGTGCGCTTGATGTACACAGGTATGTATACCCTTTGTCTTTATACATTTGAGCTATTGCATCTGTCATGTGTCTTCCTATACCAACACCTTGATAATCTGGTAAAACGACAACTCTATGTTCTTTCCTCGCATTTTTTAATTTTGGGTGTGGGAAAGGAAGTATGGAGCAAAATCCTGCCAACTCACCATTTGCCAAGCAAACATATACATGTGCTGCCTTATTGTGATAATGACTCAGATAATGATACTTATAATTGTTTGATATTTTGTTCCATATTTTTTGTTTTTTTGAAGCTTTAGAACAATCCCCACTCGGCAAACTTCTCGAAGCCACCGACCTTGTTGATGTATTCTTTTGCTATCTCCACAATCTCGGAGTATGGCTTGCCGTCGACGGTTTCGTCACCGATAGCGCAAAACAACTCCACAGGCTTTTGTTCTTTTTGTGCCTTTAGAAAAGCGTAGATATTAACCGAGACATCTGCCTTCGATAGGTCTTTTCCGTGCAGTCCGCCACCCGTTACCGACTGGGCCATGTCAGAGCCGAGCTTGCGGTTCGTCGCTCCGCTGTCAACATCAGTGCCCCCAGTCCAGTCGCCCAGTGGATTGATAATGGCGGTAGGGTGGAGCTGTCTTAGCTCCTCTGTATTTGCATTGCTTTGGCAGATTATCAGCTCATCGCCGCCCAAGATGTACTTGCCGTCCGACGGATAGCGTTCGTATATATCGCGAGCAATTTGGCTCAGCTCCCTCTCTTCGTTAGTGATGGGCATGCCCTTGAAGATACCGTTGTCACCGCAACGGATAATACCATCTTGGTTCTTTGCAAGGTGCGCGTCCTGTGGCTTGACTACAAGGTTCAGTCGCAAATTGTCACAATTGGTGATGCGCTCCACGATTGTATAAACTTCTTCTTTAGAGAAAGCTACGCTACTTTCAATAATAACGTTAGCTACGCCATGTCCGATAAGGACTTCAACGGCTATTTTCGGACTGTCCTGCTTGGTGTAAGCAAGGTCAACGATAGTACCTGCAATGCGGTCTGCCACCTTGTCGGGGTGTTGTGGGTTTACTTTTTCTATCATTTCTAATTTTAATTTATGTAGTTAAACTTTGATTTTTTCAGCCTTTTTGCCTGTGTAGGTTTCCCAACGGTTGATTATCACATCACAATAATGAGGGTCAAGCTCCATTGAAAAACCGTTTCTGTTGAGTTGTTCGCACGCCATTATAGTCGTGCCGCTACCACCGAAGCTGTCGTAGACATTCCAGCCTTCCTGCGATGAGTTCTGGATAAGATATGCGAAAAGTGGAATAGGCTTCATGGTCGGATGTTCGATACTCTTTGTCGGTCGGTCAAACTCCATAACGCTCGTTTGTTTTCTATCACTGAACCAATTATGGCTCGCTCCCTTTTTCCAACCATACAGACAAGGTTCATGTCGCCATTGATAGTCTTGTCTTCCGAGTACCATAGCGTTCTTTACCCATATCAGATTCTCTCGCAGCTCCAGGTCTACCGTGTTGATAAGGGCTTTTCTGAACCAATAGGAGTAGCCGTCGCTGTGGAATATATAGAACGAAGCGCCTTTCTCCATATTAGCATTGGCAGCGTTGAATGCGTTTGTTAAAAACTCCTCGAATTTATCGTTGTCCATTTTGTCATTTAAGACGGTCAGTCCATCCTTGCGATGTCCTTCTGTTTCTGCGAAGTCATAACCGTAAGCCACATTATACGGTGGGTCTGTCAAATAGAGTTGGATGTTTGTTCCCCCGAGTAGTTTAGCAACTTGCGATGAGTCAGTAGAGTCACCACACATTAGTCTATGCCTGCCGAGCTGCCAAATATCCCCGAGCTTACATTTCGCTTCAATCTCATGCTCGTCCTCATCGTATGCGTCGTCTTCCGTTTCTTTGCGCTCTGGCATTTCTTCGACTGGCTCCGTGTCGGTCAAGAACGAGCAATCGACTCCCCATTCCTGCAAATCCTCTACTTCCCAATCTCCGTTGGCAAGCTCTTCCCAATCCCAATTACCAGCTTGAACGTTATCTTTGATAGCATACTCCTTGATTTTGGCAATAGGCACGTCCTTGTTGAGTTCAAAGCAAGGCAGCGCGTCAAAACCTTCTACACCTTCATTGTGCAGTTCTTGGCAGATACGCAAGCGCATGTTGCCGCAAATAACAACAAACTTGCCGCCCTCCATTGCGTATACCATAAGTGGCTTGTATTGCAACAGCTCGGGCGAGTCTTTAAGCGACTTTTTTAGCTTGTCGTGTTCTTCGCCTTTAAGGTAGCGAGGATTCTTAGGAATGCCTACAATCTGACCTTCATTGAGTTCCAGGCACATTATGTTGATAACTTCCTTTGTGCCTAACTCGTTAAGTTGTTTATTTTTCCTTTTAACCATGTTTATTCGCTTTTAATTAATGTTTAAGGCAAAGTTAAGCAGATTTATCAAGGTTTATAAGGATTTATCGGTTTCTGTGTAAACAATTGGGTAGGAGGTAAATGCTAATTATAAAAGGCATTTGCCTCCTATTTTCACATTTACCGACATCCCACACCACCGTACGTGCGGTTCCGCATACGGCGGTTTCGTGCTTTCTCATCCCACGATGTGTGGCAAGTTGTTTTCAGCCATCCCTTCGAGATACGTCACTTCTATTCTATTGTCGGATTCCGTCCTATCGTGTGAATAGAGAGTTCCTTTTCGGACATCTGACTACAAAAGACTCTCAAGGTAGCAGTCATTTACTGTTGCACTGCACGATTCAGTCCTTCCCTATAGACAGCCCGTGTCTTGGGTACTATGACCTCTGCTGACTTCTCA